TCACTTCACATATACATAGGCTTCATTCGCTGTTACATAGTATGTTTTTCCTTTGCTATTGTGTACTTTATATTGCGGTGAACCATTTACATTTACTTTCACATCAATTGTAAATCCTAATCCTGCATCTACAGAACCAGCCACATCTTTATCCTGCCAAGATGGAGTATCATAGAAACGTAGATTGTTAACTTTTGAAACAACACGCTTTCCAACAATAGAAGAATCTACTGTGCTTTTCTTATTAAACTTCACATAAGATGGATTGTTCTTAATCCACTGATTTCCACCAAGATTTAACCAACCACCCTTTTCCGCCCATACAATATAAGATTCTGGTTTGTTTAGTTGACGAATCTTAGAATAGTTTGTACCTGGTCCTTTACGTAAGTTAACGTTGTAACCTTCAATATAGGCGATACCGTCTGTTACTGCTGTTGGTACTTCCGAAGGTTTAGATGGCTTCTCAGGAACAGAAACATCTACACTAGAATTATTATATGCTCGTTGTACATCTGCTCTAAATTGAGCTTCCGAAACGCCATGAGATTTTAAGTAATCAATTGGATCTTCATGATCCGTACCGCCAAGGTAATGAGTTACATCGCTATGTGTCCACAATCCTTTTTCTAGAGATAACCCACGGTCACGTAAGATTTTGGCTAGCAACTTAACGTATTTGTCATAGCTGCGTTTGAATTTTGTATAGTCCGCTGTTTCGCATAACTCTACATGTACAAATCGTTTATTAGCAGCAGGACCGCCACCATAAGCAATATATTTTGTATCAGCAATTTGGATCACTTCATCCCAATCGACTGCATAGTGAACAAATGCATTTCTCCATGTTCGAGACTCATATTTTTGAATGTTAATAGCTGGAGCTTCTGGAGTTGCTGTAGAATGTGCTACAACGCCCTCATAAGCACCTACACCATAACGGTATGGTTGTTTTGGTAAATCAGGAATAATAAGCATTCTATCAGCCAAAGCACTTGTAGCAAAAGAACCAGCAAATACTAGAATCATAAAGAACGAAGTAATATGTTTCATTGTCTTTTTCATTTAGCATCAACATCCTTTTTCATAATTTTTGTGTGGTCAAATAATCCACTTGCTGACAGTCCGATGATGATTCCTTGAAATACATTTGTTTTGATATCTCCGCCCAAAAATAAAACGCCTAGCACAATGCCAAGCGTTAAATTTAGTAACGGAACATATTTTGTTTGTAATCCAATTGTTTTGCCAATTTGTGAAAGACCTACTACAATGCCAATCATTACTGTAATTTCAAACATTACATACCACCTCCTTTCATTAAGAAAGTGAGAATTCCACCAACAATTCCGCCAACTATAAGTCGCAAAATCCAGGTAGTATTGGCGCTGATTTTATCTAGTTGTTTGTTGATATTATCAATATCCTTCTCGTTACCTGTTGTTCGTATTTCTAACCCTTTAATCTCTAAACGAATGTCCTTGATCTCTTGCTTGATTTCTTGAACATCGTTTCTTACTTCTTGTAACCCTTCCACTTTGACCACCTCATTTCAAAATAAAAAAGAGAGACAGTTATTTGTCCCTCTTTTATTATAAAAGCCGTATTTTGTGCAAAATAAAAAACAGCTTATGGCTGCTCTGGTTTCTTATTTATTAATTGTTGTAATAACTCTTCTAAAGCTGTAATTCGCTTTTCTTACTGAGTCGTTTTTTATTTATCGTTCATCTAACTTTTGTTTTAGTATGACAGTTCGTTATATTAGTTGACCACTTCCGTTACATCTTTTAAAACAATTACATAGGTTGCTCTTTGTAATACTTTGTGTTTCGTTTCTAATCCACCAAAAGCTTTTTCTATACACTTCCACTTCATTTCCTTACCGTCAAACACATCATATCCGGATAACATTTGAAATGCATAATTTACTACATCGCTCCCAAAATCCGGTCGCATTTTAAACCATCCTTTCACATTTGAATGTGTAGTATGTGGAAACGCTTGTTTTCCTAATGTAGTTAACTCGTTTATTAAATCTTCCGGAAGTTTAAACAATGGAAATTCAGAAACCATTAATGATTCATCATAATTTAATTGTTCTCGAACTCTATCAGCATTGATATTGATAATCATATGATTCTCCTCTAATAAGATATCAGAACCATGATCGATTGTTAATTCATCAAATACCGGTTTGAAAAATTTAGCCATAATAATTCACTCTCTTTTCGTTTTATTTGTTTAGTAATTGTTGCACTAATACCTTTAATTCATCAATTTCAGCTTTCATTGAAACTTTCTCAAGTTTTTCTGTTTCAAGTTGTTCTTTAAGATTGTCAACTTCCTGCTTCCACATACCGTGGTCAAATTGAAGATTTTTAACTTTAAAGTCAACTTCTTGTATTGCTTGAATAGAAATTGAAACCGTGCTATAAAGTGTTACAGCGTCTTTCTGTGGTGTGGTGAATACATCGTCAGAGTCCTCCGCAATCATACCGTAATTAATTGGAAGTATAATAGACTCCCCTGACTCGAAGCGTTCAACATCTCTTATAAAGTGATACTGTTTGATGTTTACAGAGTTGATTTTATCTAAAGCAGAGAATGGAAGGTCTTCTATGTCCGTTTTAAGCGTACGAGAAGAATTAGGGATAAATTCTTGCGCCCACATACGCCCTGTAGCAGATATATTTTCTTTAGCTCGCAGTGTTCTTAATTCTATATCTTTCCATCCTTGACCCATCATATCTTTAATCTGCAAGCCATTGTTATAACCTTGTACAAAACTTGACCTTATCATTGCATTACCCATGATTAAATCATGATCGGTGGCGCCGTTTACGAAATGTATTTTATAGTCACTGCCTTTTCTTTTGAAAGTAAACTGCCCCGCGTTATTTGTAAAAATATGCGGCTCAGTTGTAGTTACAGAGAAGTAACCATATCCTGGAGCCCATCCTTCAGATTCAAAAATAATATTATTCAAGTTTTGAAAACGAAATTGTCCATCTGAATATACGCTCAGATGTCCACCATCATTATGCATTTGAATATAGTTTGACCAAATATTAGTTCCTTCTGCATTTTCTCCTTTAGAAATCCCAAATTTTGCATATGCTTTAGAAGGTTGATCGACTCCATTAATTCGCGGCATGACTTGATAAATATAAAACGATCCTGTACCCCTGTATTTAATATTGTCAGAACCAAGGACGAGTGAAGGTTGAATACTTCCATCATTTGTTTCCATAAATCCTATATAGCCACGTGGCTTATCTGCATCGAAAATCTTCATGTCTTGCTTATTTATTTCAACAAATCTGTTTCCACTCGTTTTAAGTGTTACTCCTTCTAAAACTTTTCCTTTGATATGATTCGCTGTAATAAAACCTACTAAGTTAATTCTGTTCGCATTCAAAGTAATGTTTTCTTTACTCATATTGAAGGCTGCAATTACATCATTTTCTTTTACAGATATACTAACGCCTTTTTCCGTTAACTGAAGACGGGTTTCCATATCTCTTACATAAGAATCTTTTGCAAATTGTCCATTTGCTTGCTCTATTGTATATACTTCTGTCTTTTTTGCTGCAGCATTGATCCCCAGCTCATTGATAGTGAAACGGTTATCAATTAAAGTCATCTTCTGGTTAAATTGTTCAGTTGCAAGCTTGTTGGCTAATTCATCTAATAAATCTTGTTTATTCTGATTAACTGTTTGCTTCAACTCTGGAATCTTGAACCCAGCAACATAATCTTGTACTTGTTTTAGTTCGACTTTACCTTCAAGTGCTTTCGCAGTATTTTCCCAACCAGCTTTCGCCTCTTGTAATTGTTTTCCTTGTTCTGTCTGCGTATTTTGTATTAAAGAGACATTTTGTTTAATGGTAGTTGCATCTTTTTCTACAGTAGCAACACGCTTATCAAATCCACTTTGATTGTTTTCTACTTTTGTAATTGTTTCTTTAATTCCATCCACGCTTTTTGCCATTTCAGTTGTTTTCTGAGTGAACTCATCCGCTGTTACCTGTTCTTCAGGCGGTGCTGTCCAATCCTGTGGCTTATTCCCTTTATACAAGGCGACCCATTCCACAATAGATTTCGTAGTACTACTCGGATAGTTATATAAGCTTAACTTTCGTTCATTTCCATTTGTAGCCGCAACAGCTTTAAAAGTTACATAAGTTATTCCATTCGCATAAACACTTGTTGCATATCCAACATTGCTAGACCCGCCATTCTGCCAAATTCCAAATTTCTGCCCTTGTGGGACACTCCCTTTAATTACAAAGGTATATTCCTCACCCGCAAAAAAATTTTCAGTTAGAGAATATTGATTGATTAGATAGTCTGTTTTTTCATATTTAACATTTGATTTTAATAAAAGGTTACGTCCGCCAGCTTTATCACTATTAACCTTTGTTTCTACACTCGTTAACTTCTCGCTGATTTTCCCAGCTTTTTCTTCTATTTCAGTAGTTGTTTTCTTTAGGTCACTTGTTGTTTGCTGCACATCAGAAATAGTTTTCTTTGTACCTTCTACAGTTTGTTCGACTGTATTTAATTTATTGCTGATATCAGTATCTTTTTTTGTTAACGATTCAATAGAAGTTTTAAATCCATTAGAATCTTGTTCAAACTGAGTTACTTTTTTATTGATTTCACCTTGTTTATTTTCGATATTAGAAATTGTACGACTGACACCTTGTAACCCTTCCTGTACTTCGTTGAATTGTCCTGTAGCTTGATTTTGTGCTTCTTGAACCTTTTTGTTTAATTCTGTTTTTGTAGATTCGATATCCTTATTAACCTGCGCTAGTGTCTCTTCCTTGATAGTTTCTGGATCAGGAACAACCGATTCCCACGCTGCACCTGTCCATATTTTTAAAATACCAGGCTTCCCATTACTAATATCACGCCAAAGTGTTTTATAAGGTTTAAGTCCTGTTGTTGGTGGATTTTTAGCTTCAATGATTTCTACCGTGTTATTTTTAAGATTCTCTTGAACTTTTTCAGCCAGTGTTTTCGCTGCTTCGGATTCTTTCTTAGCATTACTAGCTGTTTCATTTGCATCTTTCACTAATTCATCTAACTTATCTATCAGTTCTTGCTTACTTCCTAGTGAACTAAGAATACGATTATATATTTTTCGTAGTTCTTCATTTGGATCAGTAATTTCGCGATAATCACCAAACACATATTTATCTTGTGTAGGATCCGTAAAAGATTCATCACCAGCAATTACCCGTGCTTCAAGGTATAACTTAGGCGTGAAGCCTGTATCCTTGATTCGGATAGTATCGCCCTCGTTAATTAGTTCATGTGCTAGTCCGAAAATACGTCCGATCGATTGTGCTTCTACTTCGTAAGAAACTGAAGAATTGACACGTTTTTTTAATTCTATTTCCATTAACGTCATTAAACGTTTTGGAGTCATGTCTAATTCTTCTGTTTCTGGTGTATAAAAACCAAATTTATGTTTACCACGTTCATTCCATCGTTGAAATGCATCATTATCAACAATATAGGGAAGTCCCCTATTGATACTTTCAATTGTAATTACGGTATCGCCTTCGCCTTTCACAAATCCGACTAGTGCTGTACAAATATCTCTTGAATGTTCCGTACGTGTAACGCCTATCAAATCTTTACCCAACTCTATTTCTTTCCCAGTGTCTCGACCACGTCTTTGAATCATATCAACATACCATCCAATTATTTGTGACCCTTGAATCTCAACACGGTACTGAATTTCTAATTTGAATAAAGAAGCTATTTTCTTTAAAAATGTTAGGGGATCAATAAATTCATCAATGGTCATAGTGTGGAATCCCGCATAATCCGTTTTCCCACGTTTCCATTTCATTCCTACTAGGGCCATATCAATAAATTCGTTTACCGTTTTACCTTCTATTCGTTGCGGTTTTATAATTCCTGACTTAGCAATTTGAACCCAAGCTCCTGAAGCATATGTAGTAATGGATCGTTTATCAGAATTCTTCTCAACTTCTGTAATAACATATGGTACAATTCTTCCGTCGCGAACTTCTTTTAAAACAAGATTTTGTTGTTGTAACGTAGCCGAATGAGTTGTTCCATCAAAAACAGTAAAATCCAACATATCAACATTGTTTTTGATTTCCCAATGCCTTTTATCATCCCAATAGTCCTGCGGCTGAATAGCTGCAACGATTTGATCTGTTTTAAAATCCACAACATGCAAAATGCCGCTTGGTGTTCTCATCTATATCTCTCCCTATAACTAACGGTCGCTTTAACATCTGGTGGCATTATTTCGATTAAATTTTCGCCACGTATTACAGTTGGAAAATTACTAAAAATGTCTTTTAAATTAATTGCATTCTTACCGTTAATTGTTACAAGACTTTTTTCTGTATCAATAATAATTTTGTCTCTTGCATCAAAAATGTAAGGCGGATCGTTTTTGGTATTTAAATTTACTTTCCAAAACTTTAAATCACTAACTGACATCGCTTCTACGGGCGGAACATCTTGCCATTGCATAATACTGATTTGAATTTGCGCCGCTTTTTCCATGTGATAGTTATTTTCATCCGTCCACCGCACAAATCGTTCAGAATCATCTTTTTCCGTCCCCGGGAGGAATTTCGAAATATACGCTTCCCATACATTTCCTGTTCTAGCTATCCACAATCGCCCTTGATACTGGTTCCAAGTGTTTGGATAATCTCCACTTTCATGAATTAAACTTCTTCTTCCTGGTTTATTATCATAACCGATTACCATTGTTCCGAAGTTTTGTTCAGCTTGCCAAAATACATCAGTCATAGCTATTTTCGAAAGCACTTTACTGTTTTCATCTAATATCGCTATTTCCACTCGCCCCATCTCATTGATACGTTTACTTTTACATGTAACATAAGCCTGCATAATAAAATCTTGCACTGGCCCATTAGGTATATTTTTTTTAACAGCTGCACCATTCCATCCTTTTCCTGTCCCTGTACCATAATTAGAGCAATAAAATTGATAACCGTCTGATTTCATTTCACCGACTGGGTTGCCATCTTCCATTGAACTTACTTTACTCCACCCAACAGTGGTAGTCATTTCATCCCATATCAGCCTTTGATTTCTCTCTACAGGTAGTTGCTCTGTTTTTAAAGGATAACCGATTCTAAAGTAATCGCGATTATAAGGGGACTCACCAAACCAAACATCTAAAAATGTACTTGGTTTCTGTGCTTCGATTTCAATAATTGGAGGTGCTTCTATATTCCCTTGATTAATAAAAGAAGTTGTAACTTCAGTATCACCTTTTTGAGAGAACGTGTGAGTATTTTGTTTTCCTAATTTATATGGCATTGGACAAACAAAAGTAATAACGCCTTTACCTCTATTAATTATTTCATCCAAGTCAACAGAACCATCGATTAATGCTAGATAAGTCCTATCTAATTCATCATCAAAAACAAGTTCAGCAGGTTGCTCTGTATAAAGCCAATCCGCTAAGTCTTCTTTTACCTTTTGTAAATCAGCCATATCTTTTTTCGCTTTAATTACAAGAGGAACATCAATACGACGTTCCTCCGTTTCTGTATTAAGAAAAAGAGCCCCTGCATGATGAGGGACTCTTACTAAATTCCTTTTAACTGGAGCCCAGGAAGGGCGTTTTCTTCCAACTAGCATTTGAACATAATCTTTTTTAATCTTATTAAAAGTAAAACTGAGTTTCCCCAACATGTTCACCACCCTTAAAATTCCGCTCTTCTTTTTTGTTCACGATCTTGAAGCTTTGTAGTATAAGTGTAACTTCCATTTGCTAACTCTTTTCCATCTAAAACATTGGTCATATTCAAAGTGAGATTTAGTTCTTTTTCAATTTGATTCGCATAACTACGTTGCTCAGGTGATTCTAATGGTCTATACCAAACTTCTCCTGAGTTATCTGATAAAACTTCTCTCCATCTAGGGAAGCTTCTAACCTCATTAATTGAAAGACCTTCAAATCGTTCCATTTGACGTCCGATTTCTTTCACAACGTCATGCATACTTTCTGGTATATGTGTAAGCCAATCATTTAGATAATCTCCATCTACAAAAATAGCATTAAAATATTTCGATAGCGGATCATCCCCATTAAATTGGAATATATCACTTTCTGAAATTTTACGTAAGCCATCGGACGCCATACCTGAAAATGCTGATCCAATGTTGCTCATTTGATAATTCAAGGCACCTACGACTCGTTTCGCAGCGTCTACTACAAATACTTTCCCTTTATCTATACCAACCCCAAGACCTTCTGGAACGGCACTTCCTAAAGGAATCATAACTTTTGATGGACTGTTTATATCTAATGCTCCCGCAATTGTATTTTTAATCTCTCCAGCTATGCTTTTCGCTTTATTATATAAGCCGCCTGTAGCATCATCTAAGCCTTTTTCAAGGCCCTCTATAATTGACTTACCAATGGAACGTATATTTATAGATTTGAAAAATTTTTCAACTGTATTCCACTTATCTTCAATGCCACGTTTTATTTCTTCCATTTTATCTGTAACAATTTTTTTCTTTTCTTCAAATTTCTTTGAAACTGTATTTTTTATTTCTTCCACCTTACTGTTTGCCGATGTTTTCATATCCTCATATTTGTTGGTAACATCTGACCACATTTCTTTCATTTTTCGAACAACATCATCTTTCATAACCTGGTATTTCGACTTCACTTGACCAGTTTCCCAATCTACTTGATTCACATGTTCACCAGCTTGTGATTTAGCTTCATCTACAATTTCTCTATGTTTGTCTTTAGCTGTAGACACTGTACTGTCATACTGATGTTTCGCCTCAGCGATGATTGCATTCGCTTCATCTGCTGTAATGGTTTTATTTTCATCACGTTGACGAATCGCCTCAGCAATTTTTTCATCACGGGTCTTTTTCGCATCTTCAATCACTTTATCCCTTGCTTTAGCGCTATTCTCTACAACTTCTGCTGCCTGTCTAGCTGAAATCTCACTGGCCTGTACGCGCATATTTTCAAGAATAACTTTTTGCTCCATTTGATTTTTAGACATATGCTCTACAGCAACTCTGTCCATTTCATCCTGCAATGCTTGTAAAGAGATGCGTTCGGAGGTCGTTAATTCTCTATTTTCTCTAGCTGCTGTTTGTAAAATTTCTTTAATTTTATTTTCCTTTTCCTGTGTTTTTAGCTTTTCTTGTTCATAATGTTGATTTAACTGTTCGATTCGTTTGTTCTCTTCTTCAGCGGTCAATACATATGAATCAGCAAAGAATTTTTTAAGTCCTTCAATTTCTTTTTGCTGTCTTGTATTAGTTTTTTCAATAATTGTATTAGCTAACTTATCATATTGACCTATTAATTTTTGTGACTGCTCTTCTGTTATCACTTCATGATTCAATCTAATTTCAGTTAACTTTTGTCTAATGCCATCAGACAGCTTGAAATACTCACCAAGAACTTTCTTTGTGGAAGAACTTACTTTCCCCTCTGTATTGGTAGCAAAACGATCTACTGAAGCGATACTGTCTTCAGTTGCTTTTTGATATGCTTTATATGCGACAACCCCAGTTCCAATAAGAGCTGCTGCTATTAAACCAACAGGTCCAAGAAGCAATCCTAATGCACTTCCTAACATACCAACTGCAGCACCAGCAAGACCTGCAGCACCACCAGCAATTCCTAACGCTGTTGCTAATGCTCCAATTCCTGACATGATCATCCCGAATGCTGCAAGAACAACACCTATTGCTGTTGCTATTGCTGTAAGCGCAAGAACAATACCACCTGTAATTGCGATAGCCTTTTGTACTGGTCCAGGTAATGCGTTGAATCCATCCACAAGTTTCTGCAACCCAGCAACAAAAACACTAACCACAGGGGCTAGCGCATCACCAATTGTCTTTTTCATCGTCGAAAACGCTGAATCTAGTAATGTAAGGCGTCCCTTTAACGTATCAATCTTAGTGGCTGCAACCTCAGCGGCTGTCACTTTTGACATGGCATCCCACATACTGTTTACCCCATTCGCACCTTCTTTGAAAAGAATAGTTGCACCACGTACAGCATCCGATCCGAATAACGTTTCCAAAGCCATACTACGTTGCTGATCTGTTAAATCTTTCATTGATTCATGAAGTGTTCCCGAAATATTTTCTAAGCTTTGAATATGTCCTTGTTGATCATAGAATTTTGATGATAGGAACGCTGAACTTGTAGCTAATTCACGAAATGTGGTATCACACTTGTCATTCCACTTTTTCGCACCTTCTATTTTCATTACATAGCCTTCTAAAGCTTGCTCAATATCACCGACGCTCCTTGAAGCTGGTTGTATACCGTTTTTAACAAGAAAATCATAACCAGCTTGTGCATTATAAGTAATTAACCCTAAATCCCTCATTTGATTATATGCTTCTTTTGTTGTTGGATTTAATCGCATAAGCATTGTTTTTAAAGAAGTACCTGCATCAGAGCCTTTTAAACCATTTTGTGCAAAAACCGCTAACGTAGTAGCTGTATCCTTAAATGTCATTCCAGCTCCTGCTGCTACTGCTGATGAAGCTGAAAGACCGTATTTTAACTCCCGTACATCTGTTGCTGAAGCATTAGCGGCTCCAGATAAAATGTTTGCTGCATCCGCAACTGAAAGATGATCTGCTTTAAATGCATTTAAGGCTGTGGATGCAATCTCTGCCGCTTCACCTAATTCTAGTTCTCCTGCTGTCGCTAAGTTAAGAGCACCCTCTAAACCACCATTTATAATATCTGTTAAACTAACTCCAGCTTTTATTAATTCCTCTATACCTTGTCCTGCTTGAACACTAGAGTATTTTGTTGTTTCTCCCATGTTGACAGCTAATTCACTTAATTTCTTCATTTCTTCTCCAGTAGAACCAGATACAGCTTTAACATTGGCCATTTGTTGCTCAAAATTCATGGATTCTTCTACAGCCGATTTTAAACCCCGACCTATTGCATAAGTCATTCCACCAAACACCATACCGATTTGCATACCAGCATTTTGCAAATGATTACTTAACGTCTCCATACGAGTACCGAAGTTTAATAAACGATTTCCTTGTTGTTCTAATTCGTGGTTCGACTGACGTAATTCGTTTTCAAATCGATTTAGTTCACCTGTTGCTCGATGGATTTGTTCTGCATATCGCTGTGCTGATTGGCTTGCTTCACCTTCTTCTGTTTTTGCACGATTATAGGCTTGTTGAAGTTCCCTAACCTTCTCTTTTTGCTTATCTACTATACGAGACAGAACGTCTACTTTCGCCCGTGTTTGTTCCGTTGCATTAGAAAAGCCGCCCATACCTGTTGTAATAGACTGAAATTCAGCCTGTAAAGATTTTAAAGAATTGTTTAACTTATCCATCCCTTTTTGTTCAGCTTGACGGTTTACTTGCTTTAATTCATTTTCAAATCTATTTAAATCAGCAACTGCTTTATTCACTTGTGAAGCATATCTTTGAGTTGCTGCATCATTTTCACCTAATTTAGCCTTATTTTGATCATAAGCTTGTCGTAATGCTTTCACTTTTTCTTTTTGTGCATCAATAAGCCTACTGAGTGTGTTCATTTTCGCTTGTGTTTGTTGACTAGCACTTGCGAATCCACCCATTCCAGTACTAACAGATTTCAGCTCATTCTGTAATGTCCTAACCGCACGACCTGAGTTTGCGATACCTTGCCGAAAATTTACGTTATCAAGGGATAGCCTAACGACCAAATTATTCATTTCATTCGCCATAGTCTCACCCCCTCATTAAATAATGTTTTCTGCCGGAACTTCAATTTCATTTGAGTTATGATTTTCACTGTTTGAATGATCTTGTTCACGATATTTTTGATTTAGCCTTAAATAATGCCAGATATCCATTTCATTATCGATATGATGATGTTTATACCCCTGACGTAATAAAGAGAGGTAGAGCTCGTCCATAAACTCACTGAACGTTAGCCCTCCTCCCTCTACGCGTTTGGGTTTGTTTCTTCTCCAGTTCCTGGTGTACCACCAGCCGCTTCCACAGTTGCATTAATAATTGCATTAATTACATCTGAAGTTGTCGATAAGAATTTACGGGCATCCACGCCGTCCCAATATTGATCCAATGTAAATTGTTCACCGTAAACTTTTACTACATATTGAACCATTTTATCCATATCCTCAGGCCCAGGATTGTTTGGAATATCAGCAAGTTCAGGTGCTTGACGAATCAAACGAGCCGGAATGAACTCCGGTAAATTAAAAGTTTTCTTTTCTTTATTGATTACTAATGTTAGTTTCATAGGTATTCCTCCTTAGTTAATAAAAAAGAGAGAGCTTTTGCCCCCTCTTACTTTCCTGCTGGTGGTGTTGCTGTTTTTTCATATACCTTTTTGAACCAATTGTCTCCGATAGCTTTTGTGAATGTAGGCTCGTCAGCATCAGCTGTAAATTTAGGTCTATCATCAAAGTCACGTTCAATGAATGAGCCTTTAAGTTTTGTAGTTTGGAAGTTTGGTTTATCCTTCTTAGTTTCAGCTTCTTCCTCCTCTTGTGAAAGCTTCCCTTTGAGTAACCAAACATAACGGTATTTACTATTGGCCTTTAAAAAGCGCCATCCAATTGCTAAATATGGCTTTTCTCCCTCTCGTTTTTCATCTAATACGCCATCTGTAACTTCTGGATACCCTTCAATATCTGCTTTCGCTGATAAGGAAAGTCCACGAACTTCAATTTCAACTTCCACTTCTCCGTCAGATTCAGCAATCTCTGATTTTTTATTATCACTCCACATAATTTCTGAAGCTACTTTTTTAGAAGTTTTAACCTTTACTGCCCCTTCTAACTTCTTTACATCTGCATATGAAACACCTGATGCATCATCTTTTAATAGTTTTGCATAAACAAGACTATCTACACCGACAGTCGAACTAATTGTAATAATTTCTCCAGCCATCTATAACTCCACTCCTTTCGCGAAACGCATCGCGTAATGAAAAATTTGTGTATCATCTTCATACAAATCAGCTACTGCATAACGTGAGAAACCAATATCTTTCATGATTTCATTTACTTTTTGATGGATTGCTGTTGTACTACCTTTTGACCAGATATCGATTTGGAATGTGATTTCACTTTCACTTTCATCATTATCCGCAAACCCATCTGGTCTATTGTCTAATTCAAAAAATGTAATCCGTGGAAACTCTTCAGCATTTTTAGCTTTACGATAATAAACACGTCTTCCACCCAATAAAGAAACAAGCTCCTGATTATTTTCAAGAGCTTGGACGATTTCAGGTCGTAAATTTATCATATATTCAGCCTCATCTCATTCTTTAAGATGTCTGTCATAGCACGTACCGCATCCGCTTTAGAAGCGTTAAAACCGGGTTCTATAAATGGATGTGCCGGCATTTTAGAAGTACCCCACTCTAAAAACTTTCCATAGAAATATGGAGAACGATCCGCTTTGTCTATTCCAATCTTGATCGTTTTCACACCATTTTCCATTCGCGCCTTTGTAACCCGTATATTATCAAGCAAATGTTGGCCTGTACGCCAAGGTTCACTTTTGGACGGTTTTTTAGGGCTTGAACTCCTTGGTTCACTTCTTTCAGCAATAGCTTTTCGAATTTGCTCACCACCAGCCGCAAGTGCTCCGTCTTCAATCTTTTCTCCACGTAAACCCATTTGTTCTAATTCAGATATCAAGCGGTCAAAGCCTAAAAAATCAACACCATCAGCCATTCATTCCACCACGCTTCCACATAATTGATAAGGTGTGTTTTTCAGTTGGAATAACTGAAACAATGTCATAAATTACGTTCTTATATTTAATCTTCATATCAGCATTCACATCAGCACGATATCGGATTTCTGTTTCACCTTGAATTTCGCTATTAGCTGCCGCTGCTTCAAAGTATTTTCTTCCCTTTAAAAAAATAAAAGAGCCCCATACAGTAAAGGAATCCTTGTAACCTTCTATTGGATCACCGTCTGGGCTCTTTGCTTCATCATCTTTCACTTGAAATGTAAGACGTTTATCTAATTCACCTGGATTCACTTGAATCACCACCACAATATTGCAACTGAACTAATATCGATTGCAAACTAAATGCTAATTGTTCTGCTTTCCCAACCGCCTCACGATTTTCATGCCAATGAGCAATTAAAATACGAGCTGCTAATTTAGCAAGCTCACTTTTTAAATCCACATTTTTACTTGTAGCATTTTTAATATATATTTCAGCTGCTATTACGAAAGATGTAATGAGATCGTCCTCCTCATCACCATCCACACGAAGATACTTTTTCGCTTCCTCTAATGTTAGTACCAAGAAGGACACCTCCTACTTTATTAAGCCCCTGTTTTAGGCGCAATCGTAATTTGCCCATATACAACTGCTTCTTGGTCCCATAATGTAACATCTTCACGTTCGATTGCTCGAAACTCAGAAGTGTTTGTTCTCCAAGCATTTCCGCCTTCTTTGGTCATATCAATAGATAATTGTTTTCTATCCCAAAGAATAACTGCCTCTTTTAAGTCACCAACAATGAAAGGTGCTTTTCCGTCTTTATCTGTAGCAATTGTTTTATTAGACAAAACAATAACGGGCTTACCGGAAAATAACTTACGAGTTGGATTTGTTGGATCTGGTTGAAGTAGTGGACGTCCATTTTTATCTTCTAATTGATCTAAGTAATTAAATCCATCTTGGTTTGTAAAAATGTTAGCTGCTGCTGCAAATATTGGATCTAGTGTAACGTTTAATGTTGTTTTAAGACCGTTATAATCCTTTAAATCAACTTTTGTTAGTTTATTGATTTCTTGTAAAATCAAATAGTTTCGAGTTGCAATAGATTTTTTCGCGATCCATTGACGTAAATAACTTTCTAAAGCTTGATCTGTATCATCTAACAAATCATTTGGTACTGGTAAAAAGCCTGCATAATCCTCAATTGCATAAGATAAACGATCGAATTCAGGAGAAGCAATTTCTTGCATTGCATTTGGCTTACCATACTCAGATAATGGCGCAAAAGGTGTAGATGCTGCACGTTTTTCTAGTGTACGGGCTCCCTTGTTTGTTGATACAGGTTGTACATTTACATATTGTTCTAGGCTATCAACCGTTTGTTTTAATTGATTAATAGTTGTCGTAATATCTTCTGGAACAATATAGCCACCATCTTTACCTGAATTCTCAGATAAGGCCGCTTTGTATTCCTGCATAACGCTTGCTTCTTCATGACTTAAATTTTGACCACGGATAGCTTTCATAAATACTTCTTTGTACGATGGATCTTCATTTTTAACTGATGATGGAGGCAAAACTCCTGCTTGTGAATTTACAGGGTCAGAAACTTGAATTTGCATCATTGCTAGATAGTTATCCAATTCAATTTTTGCGTTTTTCGCTTCCTCAATTTTTGCCTTTGCATCTTCATATTTACCGCTATTGTTAAATTCTTCTGCTTTCGCTTTTAAATCAGCAACTTTTTGACGTAACTCTTGTTCACGTTTATCCATTCGGTATTTCCTCCTTGTTTTGGCACAAAAATAGACCTATAGCTCTAACAGGTCTAGTGCGTTTTGTATTTTTAATTGTTCGTTATTATCCTTATTTGGAATAGAAGGAGCCTTTGCTACAATCTTATTTGGTGTTTTTTGATATTTATCAAAGTAATCACTGCTACAAGCTGCGATGTCTTTCGCTTCTACAACTTCAATATTGAAGTATTTTTCAGCTTCTTCACCACTTAACCAAGTCTCAGCATCTACTAATTGTTGAATTTCTTCAATTTCAACGCCTTCTTTTAAGTTTTCTTTGTATACATTCATGATTCCTGACTCGATGTTATCAAGGTCCTCTGCTGCTTTTCGGAAATCAATTGCATTTCCAGCTGCATATGTCCAAGGCTTATGAATCATTAAGAAAGCATTAGAAGGGACAACAACACGATCACCAGCCAGGGCGATTACGGAAGCGATAGAAGCTGCAACACCATCTACATAAACAGTTTTCTGAGCCTTATTGCGCTTTAACATGTTATAAATGGCTAAACCAGCAAATACAGAACCACCACCACTATTTACATAGATATTAAGGTTACTTTTATCATCCAATTGCCCTAAAATGTTTTTTACATCATCCGGCATAATATCAGAATCATCCCATTTCCAGCCTGTATTATTTATGATGTCACCATAGATAAATAGATCTGCTGACGATTCCGTTTGATTTTTAATAGTAAATACGTCTTTAATCGTCCTCACCTCCCTTCTGTAGTGCCCCTCCATTAGCTTTCGCTAATTGGTATTCATCGGCAATCTCAATAGATACATGGTTTAAGTCAACGCGATGTTTATCACCGTATTCCCCAATCCCGTCCATGTCCTCTAGTTCCAGCACCTTATTAATAGAAAATGCACCAGCATCTAACATAATTTTGTAGAATTCTGCTCGTGATTTAGAATCAGCACGTAATAAGCTTGTCAGATTAAACTTTAGATAATATCGTTTTTGTTCATTAAACGAAAATGATTTATAAGAAAACTCTTCTTCATACTGTATAAGAATTGGGCTCAAAGTATTTTGAATAAAATCTAACGCCTGTTGCTCAATATTGGAGAAAGTAGCACGATCTAACTCATTAATCATGTGCAACGGAATGTTAAAGATATTTGCAATCTCGCCCTTATCAAATTTCATACCTTCAATAAATTGGGCATCCTTTAAAGGCATACCAACCTTCTCAAATTCTAAACCAGCATCTAAAATGGCAATTCTTTGAGCATTATTTAATCCTGTATTTGCCTCTTCCCATGCATCACGAAGTATTTCTTTTGCCTCTTTGCCAAGTGCTTGTTGCGTTTTTAATATTCCGCTATGCGCTGCACCGTTTGTAAAGAACTTACCTTTAAACTTCTGTGCCGCCTGTGAGCTACCTATAGACTCCCTTGCAATTTGAATAGGGGGTTTCCCCTTTAGACCATCAGTAGACAATGTTGTAAGATGAATAATGTCATCATCAGGTATTTTTATAGGTGTGCCGTCTGGCAAACTAGTGAAATACCATAGCTTATTGGTCTTTAGGTCCACAGTGGGCGTTGTAACAGCTGGATTCAGTACCCATAATTCTTTTGGTCTTCCATCCACACCCCAATGAATATTGATGTAGGCATTTCCCCATGTATTACGGTGTGTTTCAATTAAATGTTTGAATTTGAATGGGCTTTGATAAGGATTGGGTCTTCTTTCTAGAACAAAATATACTTGATGTGCCTTATCCCGTTCCCTTCCCTTCGCTGTCTTTTTAAACGTTTGGAACGGAAGCATCGCAACACTATTTGCAAGGATATTAATACACCGATAAACTGTTGGAACACCTAAAGAGGACTCAACCGTTACCTTTTCACCGCTTGCGGCTTGATATCCAAATAAACTTTTAAACCAAGGAGAAGGATTTTTTAAATCTGTCGTATCCTGATTTCTAAATAACTGCCGAAAAATCAAATGTTTCACCTCCTTTCTATCTTCTTATCATTACCACCCCCATCATTGTGAGAATAATCCCTAACAGATACCATCCATAAATCGGATTAACAAAAAAAGTCGTCCCTACAATGATGGACAACCCTGAAATTAATAGAATATCCTCTAAAATACTTATAAAAAATAATAAGAATCGCATGTAATTCCCCCTAGAATGAGAAATCTTGACTTAAAATATAGGAATTTAAGTCCATTTCACCAGAATTGAGCATGCATCGAACATGTGAGTTAATGACAGCTGCTATCGGATCAATTCTTTCCGTTGTTTTCGACTTGTCCAACATGATATTTTCGTTAGCATCCTGTTTTGTTATAGCATTACTAGTTGCCCAGTTCAGTACCGGGTTGTTGTTATGGATGACCTTCTTTTGATACACTTGTTCACGAAAATCCTTTGTAGGGCCTGATAAAGTTGCCATACCTTGGCGTATCTCTATCATGGTATACCCTTCCGCCTCCATGTCTTGCATAAATTGTGTTGCGTTCCATGGATCGGCACATATTTCTTTAATCTTAAATTTATGATCTTTTTCCATATTTCTAATATGTGTTTTAATATATTCGTAATCAACCACTGCACCAGGTGTTGTTGTGATCCATTTTTGTTGTACCCACAGATCATAAGGGACTTTATCCGTTTGTCTCTTTTCAGCCAACGTATCTTCTGGCATAAAGCTATGACTAATTACGATATACTTATCATCTTTTTTAAACTCAAACGAAATACTTGTTAAGTCAATTTTTGCTGATAAATCGACACCTACGGTGCATTCCAACCCTTTTAATTCGGATAATTCCACCGTTTCTTTACAATCCTTCCATTTTTGCATATCCATATAGCCATTTTCTTTCATATCCACCCATCTATTCATGTTTTTCGTGAGATAATTACGCATTTTCTCAGGTACATCAAGCGCTGATTGAAGTTCTCCTTTTAAAAAAGAACGCCCTTCTTCATAACTACATAGGATTGGATTTGCTTTTTCCCACACTTCCGGATTCGTAATCTCATCATCTTTATCTAACTCATTAACCATGACAAAGTATTCTTCATTTTCAATATCAATATTAGGGTCCAAAATTTTAGAAACATATTGATACTCCACACGATAGCAAGGATGACTCAAATTAAAACCAGCTGTCGTTATAATCATCATAAGTGGATTCGGACGAGCACCTGAACCTGACACCAGAACATCATAAATTTCTGAAGTAGGATGTGCATGATACTCATCGATAATCCCGCACTGGACATTCAGTCCATCACCAGATTTTCCCGCATCTTTTGAGAGCGCGGAAATAAAAGAATCGGTTTTGAGATGCTCAATTTTCCCATACGCAATATTGAATTTTTCTTTTAGGTCTTCGCACCCATTCATTTGCGCTTTAATTTCGTTCCAAACAATCTTACTTTGTTCCGTTTTTGTGGCACCAACATACACTTCCGACATATTCTCACCAAAGGCCATTGCTTCATATGAGCCAACGCACGCTAATGATTGAGACTTTGCGTTTTTACGTCCAACTTGCCAATACGCCTTTTTAAATCGCCTTAATCCTGTATTACGATGAACCCATCCGTAAATATTGCTAAATACAAAAATTTGTATCGAATGTGGTTCAATTCTCTGACCTGCTAACTTTCCTTTTGTATGTTTAAAAAGAGACATCCACTTTAGGAAACGAAGTGCTTTTTCTTCTTTAAAAACATATGGAAAATCTTCAGAACCTTCACGTTCAATATCTCTTAAAAATCGTTTACAAGCCTGTTTATGCTTCTGACAAGCAACAACTTCATCATTTAGTACATCATCACAGTAGTCCAACATCCATTGTCTGATCATGTTATACGTCAAACTCCTTTTCTACATTTGTTTTCGGACCTTGTTTACTATTTGGAATGACAATTTTCGCTCTTGCACTTGGTGTAAGACCAAACTCAACAGCCAAAGCCTTCATTTGTTCATGCAATTGCTTCTTCTTTGTAAGTAGTGGATGTGGCACTTTATTGGTTTCAGCTGCCTTATTGGTATATTCAACAAGAAGTCCTTCTTCTCGGATAATTTTGGTGCATTCAACATAGTCAGAGTAAGCATCGCAATATGTTGCTAATGCATTTACATCTATGTTTGTAATAACATCTAACTCTAGTAATTCACCAGCAATCCGTCTAAATTCTTTCTTAGCAATTGAATCTAACCACGTTGGTGGTTTTACCTTGTCCTTTTTTGCTTGTAACTGTTTTTCGGCTTTTAATCGCTGCTCAATTTCATCTTTTGTCAATCGATTTGTATTACCTTCTAATAAATGCAAATGAATCGGTTTCGCTTTCCTTCCTATGTGAATCACCTCCCTCGGCTGAACCCCCTTTTATGGAATAAAACGAACTTTTTGCACGGAAAGCTAGGCGGCGGTCTCCAGGGAGTCGCCTTTTGCTTTTTCATGGTGGGGGGTGTTTATGAATTTTTTCGTTCGAATTATTTTTTATTTTTCTTTTCATCTTCTTTTGTTTTCTTATTGTGGCAAGCATGACAAAGTGTTTGTAAATTAGATGGTTCTAATCGTTTTGACCAATCAACACGAATAGGTATGATGTGATCGACTACATCACCTACCTTAATGATGTCCTTGCTTCTACATTGAACACATAGACCATGATCTCTACGATAAATAAACTCACGCATATCTTTCCACAGTCTTGAGTTGTAGAATGAACGTGAGCTTTTGTTTCGAATATGTTTGTCGTAATATCTTACGGTTTCTTTTTCCTTTTCGATATGCTTAGCGCAATACTTATCCCGTGTCAGTTCATTGCACCTAACGACTTACACGGCTTGAATGGTTTACTTGGCACCTTCCATCCTCTGTCTTAACCGTTTCATTTCATCCCCGATGGCCAGATTCTTTTTATTAATCCGTTCATGACACTTAGCTATATCCGCTTGGTGCTTACGAATCTTATCGTTCACATATGCAGCAACATGCTCATGGCCACAATGAGGACAAATATAGAAACACTTCTCAATCTTTTTTGAAAGCTGTGTTACTTGTGGTTGCATATCGTAATCTTCATTACAGTTAGAACAGTAGACTTGCATCTATCTTCACTTCCTTCAAAAAAATATTCTAATTATCAATTTACAAATAAATACAAATTGTTATAATGAAATTAACATTGCCATCAGGACAAGTGATTCGCCCCCATGCGAGTTGCTTGTCCTTTTTTATGGCTATTGTTTTAAAAATTCATCTATTGTTTTATCAAGCAAACTAACCATCGCTTCTCTTCTTTGTTTTGGTGTTGTGTTATCTTCCATCTCATTAAAGATAGGAAGCACACTTTCTAATTTTTGTTTATCGATACGCTCATTTACAAGATCTGTTCCTAACATCGAAATGAATGTGCTGATTATAACCGCTTGTTCTCGTTTAGTTAGTTTCATTTATTCTCACCTTCAATAGCAATCTTCTCCGCTTTTATTAAAATTCGTTCCGTATTCTGATCCACGACTGAAGTTTTACCATCTTTGCTAATAGTAGTAATTAAATTTGTTTCCATCCTTCATCCCTCCAAAATAAAAAGCACCCGAACGGATGCTTTCTCAAAATAATGAATATGTGCTCTCTATTTTAAATCTTGTTTTAAATCCCTAATTGTATCAATTAAGCTTTTTATATCTATCGATCTCAAAAACTCTGAAGATGGATTTTCAATTAAAAGCTCCAGTGTTTTTCTATACTCTTCCATTAAACTAATATAGTACGCAAAATTATTTGTAGTAATTAAGAAATCATCTAATTCATTTTCAATATCATCAAAACCCTCATTAAGTGTGGATTTCCTTATAATTGGATTATTTCTTAATTGTATTATTTTATTTATTGCCTCTTCTTTATTTAAATTATATAAATTAACAGAACCTGTTGCGATTGGATGCTTAATTTCTTTATTTAAATCATCCTTTATTTCTTGTTCAACATCTCCATCAGAAAACAAATTAATAAATTGTAGAGGATTTAAAACCTTAAACGTATGACCCTTTGATAGTTCTCTTTCATAAAACTCTTCAACAAGCTCCCTTCTCGCTCCCATAATGTCATCATTTACATTATAAACCCAATCCCCTTTAACATCTGCTGTTACAAAAATAACATCATTTTTTATTTGACATATATGATCCCAAACAATTAAATCTCCATACTGATTTACTTTTTTTGATTTATCCATATAGCCAGGTGGAATCTTATTATCCACTCTATATTTCCAGTTTTCTTTTAATTCCTTTTCATCCATTAGTGTTTTAGGAGAAAAATAACTATTTTCAATAATTTCCTTATAATTGTTTAAAATTACATCATCGTCAATATAAGTTCCTAATGTTTGCTGTAAACGTTGTAAGCCATTCGTATATGCTTTTTTCGCATTATTTAATTCCTCAATACATTTATTGTATTTATCCTCTAAATCAATTATATCACTATGATACTTTTTTAAGATTGATAAAGCTGGAATAACTTCATATAATGGTTTACCATTCTTAACTTTAGGACCAAAATTACTTAATACGTCTTGTATTTGCCTAGACATTTCCTCAATCTTTGCAGGTCTTAGTTTAGCAAACTCTTTTATAACATGTGATGGAATTTTCAATCTATCTTCTTCCGACAATCGCTTTAAAACTTTTAACACGCTTTCAAAAGTCATATCTTTCCACTGATAGCCCATTAATAACACATTAGTATCTATTACAATAGTTGCAGTCTCTTTAATTTCTTCTATATTCTTAACCTTAATAAATAAATTAAAATATGAATTCTCCATATACTCACCCTTTTTATACTAATAAATTTAATTCTAGTTTTAAAATATCACTTTAATCGTGTAAACCAAATGAAAAACTAAAATTTTCAAGTTTTATCACTATTATTAATTACGGCAAATGAAATTTTACCCTTTTTCCAATCACCTAATGCTATTTAGAAATTATTAAATAACTGGAAGAAGAGCAAAAGCTCCTCCTAATTACGGTATCATTTAAGCAGTAACATCTGTTGGTTTCAGGTTTTTTGCCCCATAATTATGCAAACGTTTAGACAAAGACACATTAAAGGTTCGTTGTGAGTTATATTTTCCACCATTACTCACAATACAAATATAACACGGTAATTGCAAAACAACTGGCACTTATACTGCCAAAAAGCGGTCACAACTCTGCCTCATTTCTTATTTTTAATACTAATCTCCCTTTCACCAAATTTAGAATTAGTTACATAGATTTTTTATCTTTGTATCGCTCTCTGAATATTTCCTTGATTTCTTTAGATTGTTTAGTGTGATGTCCTTTTCTTCTATTCCAATACTCATCATTGGTTATATCAAGTAAGAATCTTATTGCCCCTACCTGTACCCATCCATTCATTTTTCCTTCTTCTAGAAAACTCTTTAGTTCTCTTTCTAAACTATCAATCTCTTCTGGGCTGAATTTTTTCAACATATTTTCTAAATCATCAAAGGATATCTGGTATTTAAGTAATTCATCTAATAATTTAGCAGTTAATTTTTCGGATTTCACCCTTTGGGCAAAATGTATATCTAAAAATGCTTGTAATGTATCAACATTCATTTCTTGTTTTGTATCAAATTCAGTTGAATGTTCAGGAAGAGAACTTTTATATACTTCTTCTTTTTTGTTCCTTAAGACTTCGAACTGCTCATCAGCAAGTTCAAATAATGCACTAAGCTGATAAAATTTCCTTTGTATAACTTTAGGTATATGTTCCTTCTTCTTATACTGTAACTTATGCTCTATATCTGCCCACGCATGCATTAAAATAGTTCTTACCTGTATTTCAGCCTTCACACCTTTTAAATTACGGAAGCTCGGTACAGAGAGCCATTCATTTTTAACTGATACTATGAAATGATAAGATCTGTAACCAAATCTGTCTATCTCCTTATCAGACTTGTCTTCAAAATGGTGAACAATAAATTCCTTTTTAATTACTTCACGAATTTTTTCAATGTCGCTTGGAAAATAGCAAATTATTCTCATCCCGCAAAAATCTTCATTATCTTCTAAAGGATTTGGGTATTCCTTTCTCTCTATCTTGTCTAAAAAGGAGTTATACCCCTTAATTCGATAATTAACATCTAAGAAACTAATACCAGCGTCTTTTAATAAAATTTTCAAGGAACTTTGTATGTTCTCTCCCAAATCATTATATTTTTCACAATGTGTATCATACTCTTTTTCTGAAATTTCAAACCTCATATCCATACCCATCCTTGTTATCTAGTTTTACATATTTACTTGCCATATCTTGCTAATAATTTAAGTTTATAATATATTGATGTGCATGTCATCATAAATCCAATTAACTTACCCATATCTTATATTTTGTGTAACTATGCCAAATGCTACAGCCTTTGATATTCATAACTTCATAACACTTCCTCTTTTGAGTTACACAACACAATAAAAATGAGTAACTGTATAGAATGGGGTAGAATAACATGGCCACCAATTTAAAGTTTTATTTTTAGCAGGATTTTATTTTATCAGCTTGATAGTGACGAAATACAGCCAGAATTTCAAAAATTTTGTATACTAAGAGAATTTCAACTTAAAAAGTTGAATTCCTATACGTTAAATAAAATGAACAAAGTCTTTTACATTCTCTTCTTTAAGAACGTTTCCATAATATCCTTCCTGAACCTTTCATAATCAAACTGAAAAGCTACATTATGCATTTTATAGCCTGGATTAGTAACAAAACGAAAGTCTGCAATGCTTTGTCCAAAACCTTCCCCTTGATCAGGAATTACTTTAATAGGTACTCTCGTAAGGCTAACAGCCTCTCTATTTAGCAAATACCACACTGTTACAAAATCATGCATAGGACTTCCACTTATACCTGGATTAGACTTGGAGTAAAAATTATAATAATAATCTAACATAGGTTTAATGATAAGCCCTGCAAGATCTTGTGTATTCCGATGAAATGCATCGATTTGCTGGACCATTTCGGGTGTAACAATCGCATGCTGGGTCACATTTAAAGGAATAATTGTCAAGTTCTTTGCATGTTGCAGAATTAAGTTTGCTGCATAAGGGTCTGCGTAAAAATTAGCTTCAGCCACAGCAGTTACGTTACCTGGATAGAAAAAAGCTCCCCCCATGCAAATGCATTCTCTTACATTTCGCATTGTTTGTAAATTCAATACAAAAGTCGTAGCTAGTGAAGAAAGTCTTCCTAAATTGATAATTGTAAGATCTTCTAAATTTGATTCTATAATTTGATAAATATCATTTAAAGGATAAACTGGATATGAAATTTCAGGTGGAATAATAGGTCCTAATCCAACTTTTCCATGTACCTCAGGGAAATACTTAATCAATATACCTGTCAACGGTACAGAAGCACCAAGGAATACAGGTATTTCTTCTCTTCCCGCAATGTACTTCAAATAGTTAATATTTCTTATTACATTTTCTCTTGATACATTTCCATAATCGGCTACGATTCCTACAAGTTGAATGTCTTTACGAAAAAAGGTATACAGTATAGCAAAGGCATCATCAATCCCTAAATCTGTAAACAGAAGAACCTTTTTTTGCATATCTCTTCCTCCAAAATTTATAGAATTCTAATTTCACCAACGATGTAGTGATTAGACTACGCTTGTATATATATTTTTTATGTATTCTTAAAGAGGCGATTCTATTCACTTGAAATAGCTTTGCACATCTAAATTTGATTTTATGTTCAAGCATAAGTTTCTGTTCTTAAGTCGATAAGCATGTGTTGCTATCCTTGAACAAAAAAAGCAATGATTAGATTTTAAACCTAGTCATTGCTTTATCCATTGCATCTTGGTTTACTCCTATATATCTTAACGTTACTCGTTCACTTGAATGATTGAATATCTCCATCAGCAAAGCTATGTTTTTTGTCTGCATGTACATATGATATCCAAATGTCTTACGTAATGTATGTGTCCCAATTTCTTCTAAACCAAACCTTGCTGCTGTAGTACTAAGTATTTTGTATGCCATGCTTCTTCCGATTGGTCGATTCTTTCCTTGTCTGCTCTTAATTAAATACTCATATTCTTCCATATCTTCAATGTACCACTTTAACTCTCTTCTTAACGCTACAGTAATCTGAATACGTTTCTGCTTACCCGTCTTCATTTCACGCATTGAAATATGACTGCCCTTTAAATCTCCAACCTTCAGTTTCAGAATATCACTTATACGTAGTCCTGTATTAATTCCCATTACAAACAAGATATAATTACGTTCACTCTTTTCTTTTAAATACTCTTTAATTTGCTGTATTTGCTCTGGATCTCATTATTCATTACCTCCAGCTTCTTCTGTCTCGTAAACTTCTAATCCGAGCGCAAAAGCAAGTTTATAAAACGCTTTAGATTTCCAACGTCGATAGGTACGCTCTGACATCCCTATTTCGTTATAAACCATGTAATCACACACATCCTCATCTTCTAAATAACGTTTATAAATAATCTCTCTCTGAATACTTCCTGCACGTCCATTTCCTAATCGTTTTAAAAACTGATCAATATGAATTGAGATTCTTTCCAGCCACTCTTCTCGTTTACTTTGTTGAATATTTGCTATAGCAATATCTTCTAACGGCTTACCAACTGCATGCGTAGGACCATGCTCACGTATTTCATAAGAAGGAGTGACTTTCATTTCTTTACGCATCATCCCAAATTGTCTATGTATACGTACACTTTCCAACACACCTTCTAACTCCTCTTGTGTTGCTGTTCTATCAATTTTTGGTAAGAAAGATAATTGTTTAGTCATGTAAGACCACTCCTTTTTATTTTTAAATTACTTTTGTCTTAATGCTCCTCGTCTTCGTTCATAACAAGTTCTATGCATCCCCATTAAATCCTGAATTTCACGAGTACTTAATTTCTCTTTTTGTTTTTTCTTGTTTTTCTTCTTTCCTTGCTTGGATTGATTTTTCCATTCATGTAACTGATCCTTTAACACCCTCATTTCCCCATCTCCCTTTTCAATATAAAAAGGACACCTATTCCTAAAACAACTTTAATTGCTGCTTTAATGAATTGGTGTCCTCTAGTTTTCTAGCCGGACGATATTCGATTGTTATTTTTAAATATCCCAATAGTCACTATTAACATCATTAGTATATTTGCTGATTTCCTTCTCTTTCCCACACTTTTCACATTTATAATAACTAACTATCCCCATCTTACCAGTTTTAAAATCTTCATTGTCATGATTTTTAATAAGTTTATATCTATGTATACATTTAGGTTCTTTTAATTTATCAAACCAATTTCCTAACATAAATTAATCCCTTTCCTCCCGAAAATATTCTTTTTATTCCCATCCCCTTAAGCATACCTTAGAAAAGATTCCCAATCAATGAAACGTGGTAGCTTGTTTTTCTATAAACAAAAGGATTATTTTGTTCAAAAATTCATTCTAATTTATAAACACTATCTTTTTCTTATATTTTCCATTAAAATTTAATAGAAATATTCCGATAACAAAGGAGCAACCTATGAAGCATAATATTAATCTATGGTCCTTTATTTTTTCATTCGTTTGCATTGCTTTTTTTCTTTTATATCTTGAAGTATGCACACCTGAAATGAATGCATCGTTTATAAATATCTTTTATTTTCACCCTTTATTTTTTGTACTCATTTTTTCAATAGGAACTTTTTTTGCTGGTATTAAAGGATTCTCTAAAGCAGGTAATTGGATAGCGATGCTTAGAAGCATAGTGACAGTTCTACTAACACTTTTATTATCAGTGTTTTTAACACTAACCTTGATCGTTGGCTATGCATTAAGTTAAACGTCATTCTTTGTGAATAAAACTCAATATTCCGTCAATACTTTAGACAACCCATTATATTGAGCAGTTAGCTTTTGCTAGTTTTGCTAGCTGCTCTTTTAATTACACATTTTTGTCTTAACACTCATATATTATTGAGAATTAAAAAATCATCTCATGTATAAAGGGAAAGTATTCTTTTTCATTACTCCACTCCCTCTTTAAATAACACAGTTTGAATAAGTTTTTAAAGAGGGAATACATTTAAAAATCTTGGTTACACTGTAAACAGGCTCGTGAATAGCCAATTTTACTAATACCCAATCTATGTCTATTACCTTGGGCCGAGCAATTAGCAAAAGCTAATTGCTCTTTTATATTGAGTTAATAATAAAATTTAGGTCTTATTCTTTTTCTACATCATATATTTTTAACCTAACCATCCAGCTCAAAGTGTTACCTCCTATCTTAAAGAGCACTGATGCATGGTGCTCTTTTTAGTTTCCTTATTTCTACAAAATGAAATTTTTATACAAAATACACACAACTAAATCAACATAATTTCATATGATATATTGCAGCATTTCTTTTTAGAGTGGATAGTCGTTACAGAAGGGCACTTTTCTAAGTGCTCTTATATTTACATACCAAATAGCGTTTTTGTTTGAATTCAATTTTTTAACTATAGCTTTACTAATACTTTTGTGCTAAAATCCACTAGGATATTTATTTTACAATTATTTTTGGAGGCTTTATGAACAATCAAAACAACAATGAAACAAATAACATCGGTAGACTATTAGCTATTTTTCTAATAGTATCACCACTATTAATACCTATCGCGCTCCCTACAGCCATAATTGTCGGAATAAAACAATGGTTGCCTGATGACGTTGTATACCCAAGTATAATGTCACTATTGACCTTATGTATTGGACTTTTCATAGTTGGGATCATCTTCTCTTTCGTATTACGCGTATTTAAATTATCTGAAGAAAAGCTTAAAGAATTAGGTTTCTTAGGATTTACAATTTCAATTGTTAGTACCTTCCTGACAATGTATGTCGGATATTTTTGGCTAGCAAAACTTAATTTCACAGCAGTGCAATTATCACCACATGCTGTATTAATTTTTGCGATTTTGTCTACAATTCTTTTAGAAACAACCTTTAAATTAAATGATAAATTTGATACACCTGATACAAAAGAGACACTTTAATAGATATCAAAATGATTATCTTAGAGCACATATCAACATGTGTTCTTTTTTCTTTTAATCAAATAACGATTTTATTTAAAAATTGCACAGCCATAAAAAATATACATACAATACCATGAGGTATTCTTTTTTCAATTTCAATGTTGGCCAGAGCACCTTTTTAGGTGCTCTTTAACTTTAAAATAAGGATTTTGTTTGAAATTCATTAACATTATTGGTTCCTTTGCATACAGTATTACCATAAGGAATTTCACGAGTTACTCTGGTCAAGTTACCTTGAATTCCTTGCACACCTTAAGGGAAGAATCCATTTATAAAAAATGGGTTCTTTTATTTTTTCTCATACAATAAGAATTTTGTTAAATATTCAATTGACATTTTTACACTCTCTGTATTACTAGCCCACAAAATATTCCGAAACCTTACAAGGTTGTAATACTAATGTAAGGTTTCTCAATATAAACTAACGTATTTATATAGTAAACTATGTATCTGCAATACATATAAAAGGAGAAACATTTATGACTTTTGAAGATAATCGTAAATTAGGCTTTCAACAAGGGTGTATAGTAATAACAGATCAATCCCAATATCTTGTTGTTAAAAAGAATGAAAATTATTCTTTATTAAACATCACAACTGCGGAATGTATAAACTTTGAAGTTTCACTTGAACATCTTGAAGAAATGATCCAAGTAGATTTAAAAGAAAAAGTTCAAGATATCATTCCACCAGAGAATATTAAAATCGTAGCTCAAAACAGGATATAAAATGTATTTTCTAAGAGCACTTTCAATAGTGCTCTTTTTTTCATGAATAGTTTAAAATAACTATTTTGTTAAATTTCATAAATACAATTGCTTGTCCGTTTCACTCTACTTAACTCTCGCATTTACTATTAGTAATACGAATATTCAGAGGTGATATATAATGGATGAGTTTTTATCTTCTGCTGCACTAAATCCAGATGCAATTGGCCCCACACTTCCACCTGTTCTACCTTTTCAATCCCCAACTGGCCCCACTGGGTCAACAGGAGCTACTGGGGCTACTGGGTCAACCGGACCAACTGGGGCTACTGGAGCTACTGGGTCAACCGGACCAACTGGGGCTACTGGAGACCAACCGGACCAACTGGACCAACTGGACCAACTGGATCAACTGGGGCTACTGGACCAACTGGATTTAATCTTCCTGCTGGACTTGCATCTATTTCCTTAACTTCTAACGCCAACACAGCATGTGTATCCACCCAAGGAAATAATACTTTATTTTTTTCAGGTCAAGTATTAGTAAATGGTATCCCTGCTGCAGGGGTAGTAGTCAGCTTTTCATTTAGTAATCCTTCTCTAGCTTTCATGGTTCCTCTTGCTACCATCACCAATGCTTCTGGTAACTTTACTGCTGTATTTTTAGCCGCAAATGGACCTGGAACAGTAATCGTTACTGCTTCACCCCTTGATTCTCCTGGAACAATGGCTAACGTCACTATTACCATTGTGAATTGTCCGTAATAGCTTTATTTTTATGGAATAAGCAATCTCTGATAAGATAGGCACTGTAAATCAGTGCTCTATTTTATTACTGGGATATTCCTTTCAAATGAAATCTTTAATTTAAACTTTCTTAATAAAATTCAAATTTGGTCTTACTTTACATCTACACGTGTTTGACTTGCTTCTCGACTAAAACCATCAGGATATCTTTTAGCTAATTTTGCAATATTCATTTCAGCAATATCTTGTAACGTATATCCCAGTTCGTGTGCCATAATTGTTAAGTAATACAGAATATCTCCAAGCTCTAAGGCTAATTTATAAGTGTTTCCATCCTCTTCTCCTGGACAATGCGATGGTTGGAAACCATGTCCATGATAAATTGCTTTTTTTACAATATCGGCAACTTCACCAGCTTCGCCTGTAAGTCCTAAAGCTGCATTTGAAACTCGTCCTCCAAAATCAGTTTTGCTATTCCAAGTTCGTAAAGTTGCTTCCTGATAATCATTTAATTCATCAATCGATAAGATACTTGCAATCTGTAAAACTGTAGCTTCATTTATAACTTGTTCCTCATTTTTTGCTTCACTCATTAATTTAGTTGCTTCTAATACACCATTTTCCATAATGTTCATTTTGATTTCCCCTTCCTATTTAGCAAATCCCTAATCCTATTGAACGATTTTCAATTAAATACTTATCAGCTTGATCTATTACAAGAAGTGCAACTTCCGCTTGGTGTCTCCTTAACGCTTTTGCCATCTTCGGCAAACTCATACCTTGACTCCACATTTCACGAAAACGTACTACATCTCTTTCATCCCAAATAAAGTTAGCTTCTTCTAAAACGATGTATATTTTTAACCGTGATTCCTTCATCGCTTTATGATTTCTTGCTACACTCATAAGCGAACCTACTTTCTAAAATTAATCATTTTATCTTTTCAGACTTTACCGTTTACCCAAACCGCCACTTGCTCACCGAATCCACTCATTGGCGGATTTACTGCTGTTACATTTCCGTCCTTCACTATTAAAAGTTTGTTGCTACTAACATCAATTTCTATTTTTTTCATATGTCCATCTCCCTTTTACTACCGCATGTACTCGACAACATCAGGTTTAAATCCAATTCCTAAATAAACCCTTACCGGAATTATTTCTTTTTTATCCCTTGCTGCCTTACACAATTCTTCAGCTGTATCCCAATTGAAAAACTTATCTACAGCTCTTTGAAATCTCCAAATAGCCATTACATATTGTTCAAAGATTTCATAACGATCATCTTGTTTAGTTGTGCATGGTAATTCATCCGTACATTTTGCATTCGTTGGAACTCGGACGCGTACATCAGCGTATTTAGTGCGTCCAGTTCCTCTCTTCACATTTGCCTTCATTACATCGAACTCACAAATTGTTGGCTCTACATCGAAAATGTTTAGTTGCTTAGGCATGTGCCATCCCACTCTTCTGAATAAGATCCAGTAATTCAATTACCCCTTCCTTGCTTAAAAACATTCGGCCACCTAGCAACTCTATGTTGTTTTCAGAAACTTCACCCGTTACAAAGCATGACTTTTCATGTCTTCTTAAAACGATGTTTTCACCATCGACATGAAAATCTAGTGCCGTTCCTTCGGTAATACCTAAAGTTCTGCGTAACTCTACTGGAATTACTACACGACCTAGCTCGTCCACTTTTCTTGCAACACCTGTGTTTTTCATACCTTACTCTCCTTTAGTATTTTTATATTTATTTAGAATCTCATCCAAACGTCTCTTATTATCTTCAAGATCATCGCTTTGAGTTTGGTGTGGCTGCTGTATTGGCTCTTGTTCTTCTTGTTTGCGTAACCAATCTGGTACAACTTCCGTTCGTTTGGAATAACCTTTACCAGTACGTTTGTTGTTTTTCTTACTCATTTCAAATCGAGTATCTAAAGCAGCAACATCATTTAATGTTTTTACTTTTTCCTTTTCCCAACTACTTAAAATACTGCGAATATATCTCCACTTTGGCACATTTTCATCAATCGCTTTATTAACAGCGTGAATAACTAATTCATTACCGAATCTATCGCAAAACTCACCTAATTCTTGAATTGCAATTTCACTTAACGGAATCCCCTTTTCAAGTAAAAAGTTGTAACTAGCTTTAAAATTTTGATCAATTAATTTCTGAGATGAAGTAGCATCATCATCATTTATCTTTGTAGTAATATTTGTAGTAATCTCTGTATTTGTCTTACGTTCTAGTGTAAGAGACTCTTCCGTTTTATCGTAGGAGGATATTGCTTTAGAATGTAAGACACTCTTGCTTTCTAAAGTAATAGGACTATTACTTTTCAGTGTAGGAGGGTTACCATTTCCCCAATACATAATAGATATTTTTTGAATCATTTCAGGTACAGGTTCAACATACATAACGTTATTACACCTAGTTCCGTTAACAAGAATCGTCCTAAATTCAATTTTTATAAGTCCACGTTCTTTCAGAAAGTCACATGCTTCTTTTACTTGTCTTTTTGTAAATCCAAATGAATCTGCTAATTGTTGATAACTCTTTTGAAGCGTGTCTGCCTTAAACTTTTGTTTATATTGAACTTGACTAGATTCTTCACTTCTTACTTCAGTAGGTTTATACCAATAAACAATTTCTCCTAAGATAGTAATTGCAACAATATTAGGTTTACCATTACCTAATGTAAGTGTTTTAAACCATCCATGATCTATAACATTTCCACGAAAATTTATTTGCCCTATTTGTAATACCTTGTTGTTCATAGCTTTCACTCCTTTCCATAAAACCAATGTGCTATTTCCCTACTTTCCGTGGTATACTTATAACAACTTGTTTTTTGAAAAGGACCCACTGCCATGGGTCTTTTTACTTTGCTTCACATCACTCCAAGCCCATTGTTTTATCGGCTCATAAGTTATGTAAAATAAAAGTGAACCACATGCAATTAATATCGCTAATATAGCTAATGATGTTGTATCTTCCACTAAATCACCTCCTTTTGTGCTTCAAGCCAGGCTTCTAAATCCTTTTGTAAAAAAAGTAGTTTACGCCCTTCTCTTATTACTGGAAACTTAGGATGATTTGCTAATTCATACATTCTACAAACCGCTATGTTTAAGAAAGCTGCTGCTTCCTTCACTCGCATTACTTTGTTTGGTTGTGATTGTTGTTGGAATGAAGCTAAAGCTGCTTGAATTTCTTCGCGAACAACTTCGCGGATTGACTCTTTAATGATTTGATCTAATCCCATTTTGTTTTGCTCCTTTCTGATTTACTTAACTAACCATAACTTAACTTTAAGTTAAGTTATGGGCAAAAAATTTTAATTGCATCTAGCTTCACTTTAAAAAACTCAGCAATTTTCACAATTAAATCATAATAGGGTCGACGCTTCCCGTTTTCTATATACCAATAATAAACTTCAGTAATACCCACGGCTTCAGCTACTTCCCTACATGTATACCCCTGCTCTACACGTAGCTGCTTTAGAGTTTTCATAAACAACTCCTCTCTTCCGTTTTTGTTGTTAATTACATAATAACTTAACTTAAGGTTAAGTTCAAGTGTTTCCCAAATCTTTTTTCAAAAAAATTACCTTTCCACTTAACTGATAGTTAATATATAATGACAGTGTGACACCATAATAGTAATTAAGAAACAATAATTTCATATAAAATAAACTTGGGGTGTTTTTTATTATGTTTAGTCATAAGAGATTGAAATCATTAATTGAAAAGAAGAGCATCACCCAACAACAGTTAGCTGATGCAATTGGTGTTAGTCATGTTTCTGTTTATAATTATGTCGAGGGGAAAAAAGCACCCGGTACACGTACACTTCAGAAGATAGCAAATTATTTAAAAGTAACAACGGATTATTTATTAGATTTATCTGATTCACCAGATTTAACAGCCGGTGAGGATATACAGTTAACAAAAGAAGCACACGAAATTCTTCAGATCATTAATGACTTACCTGAAGAACAACGAAAAAAAGCATTAGAACAATTAGAGATGTTTGTGAACTACGAGAAATCTAAAGGAAATATGTAG